AATCCGCAGAGGGGGATAATGTCCGTAACAAGAAATGGGATGGAGTTGCTAAAATAATAATGCGGGAAATCCCCCTATTAGTAGATGGGGCATCCCGTATTTATTATTACCAAAATGGGGTTTACCATCTAGATTTCAATGAACAAGTATTAAAATGTCTTATTTCATCTTATTGTACCAAGCATAAAAACATGAATCTCTGTACCCCACAGAGTATGATAAAGATGCTAACCTACATTGCCAACATGACTCCCCCTGCTCCATTGATCCCTCCAATGAGTGTTATCAATTTTAAGAATGGCATATATGAAGTGGTACAAAATGTATTTACCCCTCACTCTCCCAGCTATAAATCCATGATACAGATTCCAGTAGATTATGATTTAAATGCTACAGGGGTAGTTTGGAAAAAGTTTATCGAAGGGGTGGTACCAACAGATAGTATAGAGGCATTGTGGAGGGTGGTAGGGTTATTGTTAATACCTTTTACCAAAGCTCAAAAAGCAGTTATCCTACTTGGAGAGGGGTCAAATGGTAAAGGGATGTTTTTAGAAGCTGTACAACATCTCCTTGGGGAGCATAATTACAGTGTACTCATGCTAAACCAAATCAATGATAGGTTCTCTACCTCCCTGCTAGTAGGTAAACTCGCCAACATTGCAACAGAGGAATCAATTGCCCCATTAGAGGATAGCGCAATATTCAAATCAATCGTGGCAGGGGAGCCAATCTCGGTTGATATTAAACACAAAATGCCTGTAATGGCGAAGATATTTGCTCGCCTTGTACTTGCAACAAACTCACTCCCTAAAACTATGGATACTAGCTATGGATTCTTTAGACGATTTAGTATATTTCGTTTCTCAAGAACATTTGCTCAGGACCCTAAAATAGGATTGGAGTTGGCTGAATCATTAGCAGATCCTTATGAATGTTCATCAGCTATCAACATTGCCTTAAAGTATTTACCTAGTACCATTATTTTTGGTATCCAACCCTCCAAATCTATGGAGCGGGAGTTAGATAGATATGTGGATGCGGAGGCCCCAGAGAAACGGTTTGTAGCGACTGCCCTAGTAGATAAACGAAATAGCACTATTCCCAAGGATGATATCTATCATGGGTATTGTGAATTTTGCAAAGAGCGTGGGCTACGGCCATCCACAAATGAACATTTCTGGAGATATGTCCGTAACGTAAAAAGGGATTGGACATTCACGCGAGTGAGGATTTCGGGTGAGCAAACGTATGTGATTATGGGGTGTGCTTGGAAGGATGAGAATCCAGATCTACCTACCTAGACACCAAAACCCCCCAGCATCGGCACTGGGGGGCTACGTTTGGGTTAGATGAGAGGGAGATGCTAATAGGTACGATTAGCACTAGGGGGAATTGGGCCAACCCCTGCACCCTCGGAAGGAAGCCTTTGGGCCACTGGATCGAGGTTACCCACTTGCTGTTTCAAGGCATCAATAGCAGCCTCAATGTGATTGACTGATGCTTGTACAGCAACAGATGAAACATTGGGACTTGTGTTATCAACAGCACTTTTCAGGTTAGCTAGTGCAGATTGCAGAGCATTGATAGGGGGTATGATTTTTTGTCCTTTGCTGTTTGTTTTTTACTGTAAGTCTAACTACCATTGTTAAGTAAATTAGACTTTGGGCGTGATAGCAGCAGTCTCAGCCTGCATGGTTGCGACGGCTGAGTTAATCGAAGTCACAGCAGCTTCAACGTCAGCATAGCTAGCATCATCACCTAGTACTGTAAGAGCCGTAGTTACAGCAGTGATCTCGTTAGCAGAAGCGGTAACTAAATTGACTACCGCAGTTTGCAGGTCAGTAAGTGCACTCATTCTAGCTTGTGCCGAAGATAAACCTACTTCAAGGCTAGAGAGGCATTTATTTAGCACAGCTATTTGTGTTAAGTTTTCGTTAGTAAGTTTGGCAACTTCAGACAATGTTTCTGCCAATTCAGTATTGAGAGATTTGATTCCAAACATTTTGATTCCTTTCTATCTCTAAATAAGAGAACGCCTCCCCACCCCAGGTAGGGAAGGGAGGCATCTCTAGTGGCTCTGGCGGGGGTGCTAGAGCAAAACTAGATAAGGTCAGCAACCGCGCTATCCGCGATAGGAGCCTTACCAGATACCGGAGGGGTGCCCTTAACAGTACGAGGCTTGCGGGGAGCCTTAGGGTTAGGGGTTAGTGCCCCAGAGGGGAGCACAAACGAGAATTGAAACCCTGCCTTGGCAGTCTCATTGAGAGTAAGGGGCATGGTCTGTTGACTAGACGCCTTGAAGTCATACCCCTTGAGCCGGTAGAACGAAGCCATCCCAGGGATAGAGGCTTGCCCGTTGTCTTTAGCAAGGTTGATTTCAAACAGGTCCTCTTTTGTAACGTTCTTGGGCAGGACTTGGACTGCCGTGAAGGTCATCACCCGTTTGGTTTCATCCCATCCAAGGTGAAGCCCTATGGCATCCTCACATTTCTGAGTAAGGCATTTGTTCATCCTAGTCCCACCCATCTCTGAAATGGAGAGCGCGGGAACGGTTGCGGCGGCTTTGCCCCTTGTGGGAGCGGGGAGCGATGTGCGACTAATGAATTCGGCCATAACTGGTACCTCTTTTTGATTCAGTCTCGATACTCGGTCTCGATTGGGATTGATTCCCTATCTACCCACTAGCTTACACCCAATTTGGATTAGGAGTGAGGATTTTTTCGGCTTGGGATCATGTACTCCAATTTCTCATCCACGATTTCTTGAGGGGATGCTAGAATACCTCTCTTACCCTTCGCAATGGCCCATAGAGAGGTGCGAGACACCCCCACCCGTCTAGCAGCTAGGGCAACCGTTTTGCAATCGCGTAAGGCACGTAGGGCCACAAGTTGAGATTTTGTGGATAGGGTGGCGGGACGGCCATTTGGTTTTACTAGGCTCAGGGTAGGGGGGATTTCTAGCACTTCCCAAGCTCCTCCAAACAGCATGATTAAATAATCTGCTAGAATATTATCCTTTTTGGGTAGTCTTACTTCACTATAAATATTGGTGGTAGTCCAATCTACGGTTTTCGTCTCCACCTCCCACCCTAATTGTCTCATTAGATGGATTTGGATAGGAGCTAGATTTACTGCCTCAAATCGAAGTTTCATAGACTTTGCCATGAATTTTACCTCCATTTAGTTTTGGTTCCCCAGCTATGATGTCCCCAGATTCCACCAATCGTCTATGGATTGTCATATGGGACACCTTTAGCTTGTAATTTTTAGCTAATAACTTAGCTATTTCACGGGTGGTTCTACCATGTTTGTGATAGGTTTGGACTAGATCAAATATCTCTGTTAGTGCAGCGTTACGTTTCCCCCCTATTTGTTTGCCTTTGCGACGGGCGTTTTCCATACCTCGTTTGGTACGGTCGCGTATCATCTCCCGCTCAAATTCAGCAAACACAATCAATAGTTGAATCAGCATTTTCGCCATAGGGTTTGAATCATCGGTATCCAACCCTTGATCCAACACTATCAACCGTATGTGCCAAGCTACAAGTTGGGCAGAAAGGTTACAAAAGTCTAGCACACTACGGGATAGCCTATCTACCTTTGATACTAGAAGTATATCAAATTCGTGTTTACGAAGTTTGTTTAGCAATATCTCAAGATTGGGACGTTTGAGGTTTTTGGCTGAAATGTAATCCTCGAATACCTCATATTCCCATTTCATACGAAAGCAGTAGCTAGATAGGGATGCTGTTTGTACCTCAGTGGATTGACCCTTATCGAGGGTGGAGACTCGGGAGTAAATTGCGGCTTTCATCCCCTTTTTATCCTAATTAGTTCTTTTTGGTGGACCCAATCGGTTGGGGGGTCTACTTGGTGATACTCAATTGATACAGAGTAGGGCACACATTGGGCTAGTTTACCTATTGATCTTTCCACTAATACCCTTATTTCCTCTACCACAAAAGCTCCCTCTGATCCCCAAGGTACCCTAACTGTATCCCCTATGCCGAAATTAAGATGGATGTTCATACCCTTACCCTAACATACCTTGCCACCCTATACCTAATATGAGGGTGGGTTGATTTCCTATACTCCATTCTACGGTAGGCGATTGCTTCTGTACTAGTGACAGTTTCCGGGATAGGCTCCCAGTGGTTACCAGTCCAAATCTCAATAATAAATAGGGTCATCTATCTATCTCCCTATAAAGTGACTCGGTGGCATCAGAGGGTTGCCCTACCAGCAAATGGAGTGTAACCCTGTCTAAGAATCGGGATGCAGCTATTTGGATAGATAGGGAGTCTCCAATTAGTGCAAACGATCTAAGTCTCCCCTGACGAATCTTACCCATAAGCACAATAGGATCTAACCCCCTAGATAGCTTGGCATCCTTACAGTACTTAGCTATTCGTGGGTAGAGTAAACGACTCATAATTATTCTCCATCTCTAGTTTACGTAATTCCTCACGTATCTCCCTACGGGCGAGGGAGCGATTGTGGGCATTGATCTTATCCCTTGGATCTCCCTTTGGCCTTGGGCCTACACCCTTAGGTGGTTTGTTATCGCCATTCCATTTTCGGAACATTATTTTAATGTTACCTCCCTCAACCATGGAAACTCTCTATCTAACACTTTACAAGACTCCCCAATAGGTAGTAATTCGCCATTTGCTACCATATCTTTGATTGTCACTGTATGATAGCAGCCCCGTTCATTCATGTTTTTTACATAGGGCTTGGGGAGTGCAGTGTTATGTTTATGGGCGTACACCCAGCGATAGTATCGCTGCTTGCATACTCTGCACTCCCCACAATTACAAGCTGGTTTTCGCCCTGGTGGCATTATGATAACCCCAGCGATTTTTCTTGGAGGTTAGACGTTTACTCTGTTGCTCTTGATTCCACAGATAGACATCTGCGGAGAAAAGAGTATGCCAAGCAACAGCATTACCCCTCATTTCATCCAAGCTGGTAGTAACGTGCATACCTACTTGGGTACGTAGATACTGGAGTATCTTTCTAGCATCAGAAAGTGATTGAGTAGTAAACCCAGAGAGCAAACTATCCACATGAATTTTGATTGGTGATACCATTTGCTTCCTTGCTCCCTTTCAATATCAATCGCTGCCCTTTACCTAACCCTAAGGCTATTCCCTTGGTAACGTAGTGGCGAGCACACATATTCGCCCATACTCCGAGGGTTGTTTTACCATCCACTTTTGCATTCACTTCGCGTCCCATAGCGTGGCAAAAATCACACTTAGGGAGGATGGGTACGATAACGTATTCATCCTTTTTTAGTTGAATTGGCATTTTGATTCCTTTTCCCAACAATCAACACAAATAGCCTTAAATCTGTATGGTGATAGTATGGTAATTCGATGACCACATTTACCACAATAAGTAGGCAGACTTTTTAGCACCCAAACCTTTCTATTTGCATGAAAAGGTCTGGTACAAGAATTATTTGGTTTAGTGCCTCTAGGCAATTTTGATTCCTTTCTTGATTCCCTATCCATTCAAAAACCTCGTTATTTGCTGAGCCTCATCATTATAGAACATAACGTCACGTGGGGGTTTGGTCGCGTTACGCCCCAGGGCACCCCCCAGGGTACCCCCCAATCACGCCGGCGTGCCCACACCGATCCTACGTCCAAGGGCACCCCTCTACGTTACGGCCTCCATCGCCGCGCCCATCGTCGTCTCTCGTCCCAGGCATTGAGACGGTCTACCACCACCCCCAGCAAAATAGCCCCAATCACAAAACCACCAACCACAATCATAAATTGGGCTATCCAAGGTAAAGCCAGGAATTGGTCAGCCAATACACGGAGGCTCATGAATTTCTCCTATCGCTTTCTGGATACGCATTTCGTCAAGCCACGGTTCAAGCTGGGGGTATGCCCTTTGTAAATTGGACATAGCCTGCTCAAAATCAAACGCTGCAACGGGAATCTCCATCACTTCTTTTTGATGAGTCACTGCTCCTTCTAATACAGCCCTGAAAACAAATATCCTACCGATTGGAGCACCGTGAGTTAAGGGAAGAGTCATAAACTAGTCTCCTAAAACAATCCAAGTGAATACCCATACCGTTACCAATATGGTTAAGGCAGGGAGAAACCAATCTTTAACCCACCAAGGTAGTTTACTCACAAAGTATCCATTTCGTAATCAACGGGGTTGCCCAAGCTGGGATACAAGCCCGATAGGTAGGGTGGAATTTTACCCCAGGACGGCGACCAACAATAACCCCTACATTGGGGTAGAATCTCCACCCTTTACTGTCAAACTCGCACATCCCCAATCTTTCACCATTAGGGGTGTAGCAAGCTACCCTATCCCCAAATCGAGGAACAAATGGACGGGGCAGGGAGTTGGAATGCCAAGGTTTGAGGGAATAGGGCAACCCACCAATCAAGGAACGTTCCCCTCCGGTGAGCAGGTAGAGACGTGCCGCGAAAGGGGATGCCATGAACCATCCCCATGCCCCATCGTGCCCTGAGAACCACGTCTCCGCGCCGTCATGGTCTACTACTATCCATTTTCGCGGGGAATCGCTGTACGTCGATTGTACGAGGGCCGTACACGAATCGCTGGAGGGGGGGTGTGTGGGTAGGGAAGGGAAGCCTTGCACAATCGCTGTACGGGCAAGGGGTTTTGAGGGGGTGGAGGTTGTCGGTTTGGTTACGGTTGGCGTAACGGTCTGGGGCATACCAGGGAACGGGTGTTCGACTGACATTGATTTGATTCCATCCCTACCCTATACCCAAACCCCCTGGGATACAAGGGGCCTGCAAGGTTTATTTTTGGATGGTTGGTTTAGAGTAGGGTAGGTATTGGATTTACACAAAAAGGTTGCCTAGTTGCAACGCCAAGTATTATGCTCCCTCCGGGCTATAGTCCCACTTCCACCAGCAACGCAATTTGCCCCAGGTATGGCAGCGTCGTCAATCACATTTTTGCAGTCCGTACAGCCTATCTGGGTAAAAGCAGGAGCGCCTGAGGGCAAAGATCCATATGCAACTGAGAACAAACTCCAGCCATTACCATTCAAAACAGCTCTTGCAGTGGCCACACCCGCTGCTCCATTAAAAACGTCTCCGCTGTACGTGTCTAGCAAATGCCAACTGCCTGTGTACTCCTTCAGGGTTGTTGTATTTCCACTGCTGAATATTTGGTGGCCTGTATCAGTTCCGCTGAGTCCCACCACGCCCTGAGTTGAAAGGTTCCCCGTCGCTGCTATTGGTCCTGTTATTGATAGGCTTCCCACTGCGGAGAATGCACCCTTACCAAAAGTCTGTTGACCATAAGTGGCGTCCAGATAGCCCCCAAGCACAATATTTGAACTGCTGGCTCCATTGGCGTCGGTAACACTCAGATTTGCATTGGCCGATAAGACTACATTCCTGACAGAGTTAACGTCAAAGTTGACAGTGTTAGTAACCGTCCCTGAGGTTGCCATGATTCCCAGAAGCGACTGAGTCGTGTTGACAAGTTTCAAGGCGTTCAAGACATTCCCCTCAAGGTCAGCGTCATGAACACCCGCAAAATCTAGCCCAGAAAGACACATTAAACTTCCAGTGGAGTCACCACCCGGACCAGTAACCACCTGTGGGCGGACGAATGTTGTGTAGAGAATATCTCCTTGCAGGGCTTCGGCTTTAAGTCCGCACGTAGTGTTATTTCCATTAGCTACTGACTTCGCATAAGTATTTATATACACCGAGACAAAAGTTGAGTTTCCGGGAAGCAGAAAGGCTGAGTTGTCCCCAACGAGATGTAGTCCAGTATTCACACTAAAGGCATGAATCACATCCGCATTGACGTTTTGAAAGTTATAGATTTCTAGAGCGGTCCCGGATCCGTTGAGTGTGGCAGACCCGACGAAATAAAGATTTTGCAATCGGGACGCAGACAGCCCAGCAACATTGTGTGCTCCAAATGATACGCCAACAGTGCCGAAGTGCAAAAACCCGAGATTCTCCAAAACCACTCCAGTCAATCCAGTACCAGCAAAACACTGTGACCCGCCACAGTCAATCCAAGTGCCTCCGGCAGGTGTTTCGAAGTCATCTGTATCTCCCCCACCAGCGGAAACAAAAGTAGGCAAGACGCCATATATTTGCATCCCTGATGCAAGTGAGTATGGGTAACTAGTGAGAGTATAGGTACCTTGCGGGATCTCAATACGCAGCGCTTTTCCTGCTGTAACAAACGAATTACCAGCGTTCAAGCAAGCGGTAAGACTGGCAAACTTCCCAGGGCATGTAAGTGCCGATATACCATCGCCTAGTACAGTAGGCACCCCATTCCCCACCGAAACGGGCCCTGGGAATTGCACTGCGCCCGTCGCGTCGGCCTGCGGCGTGCACAACTTCGTCGTCGTGGCACTGCAGGGCGGCCGCGGGCCCGGCACTGCCGGTTGCGCGATTGCCGCTGCCGCCAGCGCGCACAGCAAGACTGCAAAACAAATGAATCGCCGCATGTCAGCCTCCTAATTGCCCCACTGGGCGGTCAGCGTGCAGCCGGTTACGTCGCTGGTCACAGTGAATCCGCCCGCCATGCGCATGCCCCAGGGCGTCGGAAATGGCACTGATTGTCCGGGAGGGATCGACCAGTCTGCTGGCGAATTGCCGCTACCGTCAGCCAGTACAAAATGGCACGCGGAAGTGTTGGCAACGCCGTTGCTCACCGCGAAGCCATAGAGGTGCGCGCCGCTGGTTGTAATCACGGTCGTGCCTACCGGGATAGGCCACAGCGCGATGTCCCAGCGCTCTGGCGAGCCGCCGCCCGCCGCAAGAATTGGAGGGGGCGCCGCGAGCAGCGGACCGCTGAGCAGCCAGAATGCCGCAAGCGTGGCCAGAATTCGTTCGATCTTGTTTTTGAGTGGCATGATTCTCCTTTGCTTAGAAGCCGAAATAAATGGGCCGCGGCGTGGGCGCGGCAGCGCTGCCAGTGGTCAGCATGGATTGGAGCGTCGAAATCCAGGCGTCGAGTTTCTCGAGGTCGCCCGCCGAGGAGCGATTGAATTCGACTTGCGCGCTTGGCCCATTGACGCGAACGATGGACTTGCCGGTGAGCAGGTCATGCTTGGCCTGCAGCGCCTCTGCGAGCCAGGTCGCGGCCTGGTCGAGCGAGAATCCAGACGGTGGCGTTGGCATTAGAGGTAGGGATTGTCTGAGACGATCGGTTTGAACGCCGCGGCATAGGCCGCCGGATCGCGGGCGGCTTGGTTCTGCCGGCCCGCGGGAGAGACAGACGCCGCGAGAGTCCGGACTCGCGCGACTTCCCGGTTCAGGGAGCTGGCGGAAGAGATTTGCCAGCCGATCAAAGCGGCATAGGCCTGGACATCGCAGTCGAGCATGTGATTGGCGGCGCCTGGCGAGCGCTTCTTCCATGCATATTTGGGCGTTGGGCCGGTGTAGTCGGGCACTCGCACTTCCGCGGTGAGCTGTTCGAAGTAATCCCGGTCGAACTCCGGCGCAAGCGGGAAGTGGATGGCGCCCGGGCCGGGTTCGCTCATGCGGAGGCGCGCGTAAATGCGCTCCTTGGCGACGTCGACGCCGATGATATTGGGCGGCGGGAATTTTCCGCGCGCCCTGCGGTTCTGAACCGCCCAGATGGGGCGGTTACCTTCGCGGCCTTTGGTCGCCCAGACACGCTTGCCTTTGCGCTCGCCGCAGAACTGCACCACTGTCTGGGTTTTGTAGCCTGAGTCGATGCAGACCGCCTTGACGCTCAGCTGCAGGCCCAGTTCCGAACACCGCTCTGCATGCAGCCAGGTCTCGAGCTGCTCCCAAGGCGAGAAGCGCTTGGGATCCTTGGATACCATCTCCGAGGTGTCGCCGAGGAACGACCGCCGCTCGAGGCGCCAGGACTCTTCGTCGGCGCCCCAGCCCACCAGTACGGCGTCGATGCGTTCGGCGTGGACGTCGGCGCCAGCGGTCAGCACGGCGACCAAGGGCGGCAGCTCTGGCCCATAGGCCTCGCGCCGCGCGATTAGCGTGTCTGCGTCGGCGCGCGTCTCTGCGGGGTCGGAGTATGGCAGGCCCTGCTTGAGGTTGACGAAGGTCTTGCGTTTGACGGGGTCCTTGTGGACCTTCTCCCACTCGGCCGCCAGATTCAGCCAGGAGTTGCCTGGCCAGCCGTAAGGGTAATACAGCGCGTTGATCTGATAGGTGCGGATCTTCTGCGCGGCGCCGTTGCCGGGCGCCGAAGGAATCCACACGCCGTTCTGGAGCAGCGCGACCTTTTCCCACTCCTCGAATGTGCCGCCGCATTTTTCGCACTGGTAGCGGACCGAGGCCGGGTCGCCCTTATCCCAGCGCAGGCCTCCGAGGTCGCCGACACGCGCGCGGTCCTCCCCGAAGATCAGCGCTTGAAACGCTCCGCAACGCGGGCAGGGCAGGTGGAAATAGTTCTGATCACCCCGCTGAAACCACTCCCAGATCTGAGAGAGATGATAAAGCGTGGGCGTCGAAACCAGATACACCTTGCGGTTGCGATAGCCAGCGGTCCGCTGCATGAACAGTTCGACCGACGAGCCCTCCTTGTTCAGGTCCACACGGAACGAATCGACCTCGTCCTGCACCTGGTAGCGGTAGGAATCCGCCCTGGCGTCGGATGTGGACGCCGCGGTGCTGATTACCAGCTGCGAGTCGCCAAACTCCTTGAGCGTCGTGGTGTTCGAACTCCCCCGGGATCGCTTGGCCGAGACGATGTTCCGGAGAACTTCGTTTGCCTGGATCATCGGGTCCAGTCGGCGGCTGACGAATCGCCGGGCACTCTGGATCGAGCCCAGCACATATTGGATCGAATCGGGGTAGCGATGCATCCAGCAGCCGATCGCGTTAATGCCGCCCTCCGTCCCGGCGCCCTGCGCAGCCTTGGCGAGCACGATGATCTGTGCCGGGTCGGAGGGTGACAGCCGGTCCATCACTTCCTTCATATAGGGCACGCGCGACGTCCGCCAGAAGCCTGGCTCAGGGCTGGGTTTCGAGACGTACCGGTAGCGGTCGGCCCATTCCGAGACGGTCATCTCGGGTTCGGGCCGGAAGCCGGCTACAAACGCGTCACTTACGATTTCCGTTACCGTTGACATTTCCAAGCGACCCTAACTTCAGTGCAATCTCCGCGGCGATGCGCTCGTCTGTTACTCTCTTCTCGCGCCTCAGAATTGCTTCTATTTCGGCAACGTCCGTCTTGCCGACCAGCAGCGGCGCCAGTTGCGTGGGCCCGTTTTCACGATCTGCTGCAAGGATGCGTCCGATCGTTTGAAAGGTGGCGACGGCCTCTTCCACCTTGACGACGGCTCCCATCTCGCGCTGCAGGCTGATCTGATCCTTGGCCACGCGAAGCCAGGCCGCCGTCCGCTCGGCCTCGGCCTTGGTCTTGCCGTCCGGCCGGTCTGGTTCACCTCGCCCGTTTCCTGGGCCGAACCGATTGCCGTTGCCATTGCCGCTGCCATTCCCGTTCCCGCTGTGAGCCTTTCCCTGCGCCTGGGGCTCCTGCTTGCCCCACCGTTTCGCGGAGTTCTGCGTCTGACGCGGGCTGCCGAGTTGCGCCCGCTTCCGATTCGCTTCCGACCGGCTGACCAGGCCATCCGCGCTTCGCCCGATGCCCAAAACCCTAACGCTCGTATTCGCGTTCTGGCGCGTGCACCCCCACTCTGCTGCAAGCCGAGCGACGGTTATAAGATCGTTTGATGGGGTTGCCACATGCTATGCGCGCTCCTCTAAAAGCCGCAGTGCGTCGTCCTTGTCGTGGTCTTCGCGTTCCTGCATGCGGCCAAATTCAACATGTGCAAACGTGGGGCCGTCCCCCTCGAGCGTTGCCTCGCGCCCGGTGAAGTTTTGCCAGCGGCGCACGATCACGTCGCAGTAGATCGGATCCAGTTCCATGAGCCTCGCCCGGCGCCCGGTCTTTTCACAGGCGATTAGCGTCGAGCCGGAGCCTGCAAAGAGATCCCCGACTATGTCACCGTTCCGGCTCGAGTTTTCGATCGCCCGAATTACCAGCGCAATCGGTTTCATGGTTCGGTGCAACCGGCTGGCCGCCGGCTTGGGTATTTGCCAGAGCGTCGACTCACTCTTGTCTCCGTACCAGGCGTCCGATTGGCCGGCGACGTGAACATAGAACATGGGCTCGTGCTGGAACTTATACCTTCCAAACCCCCAGGCGAAAGTGTTCTTCGCCCAAATGATCTGGCAACGGATCTCGAAACCGGCAGCCTCGAGCGCGTCCTGGAACTCACGTTGCCACGACGAGGAGTGGCACACATACATCGATCCATCCGTGCGCACCGCCGTGGCGCAGGATCGAAACGCAGCCAACAGGAAGATCCGGAACTGCTCGGGGGTCTTTTTGTCGCCTTGGATCTTTAACCTGTCGTCCGTATATCCTTCATAATCAACGTTGTGGGGCGGATCAATGAACGCCAGATGCGCTTTTTCCCCGCACATCGCTCGCGACGCCTGTGCAGTGTCGGTCGCATCGCCGCACAACAGCGCGTGGCGAGGGCTCGGCTTCACGTTGAAGTCCAGCCCGCACTTCCAGCATTTGCACTTCATGCTATGGCCTCGACCGGAGCCTGGAATCTTTCCTCTGCGACCTGGTCGAACGTCTGGCCGGTTGCCGCCAGTGTGATGGAGCAGGCGCCCAGACGAGATAGGCGTTCGAGAATTACGTCGCAGTATGCCGGCGAGATCTCGCAGCCGAACCCGGCGCGGCCCAGCAGGTGCGCGGCTGCCATGGTAGTGCCGCTGCCCATGAACGGGTCGTAAACGGTGTCGCCGGCGTCTGAGTATGCATTCAAGAAGAACTCGACCAGCATCCGCGGGAACTGCGCGGAGTGCGATCCCTGCGTTGACTCGCTCTTGCATTCGATCACGTTCGATGGCCGCGCAATGTCCACGAAACGGCGGTCGCTGTCGCCGGCGTCCTGCTTTCCTGCAGCAGAGCCGCGCGCTCCTGTGCCCAGCAGCCCGCTACCCGACGTCGACTTCGGATTGTCCGGCGAGTAGTTGAAGCAGTCCTCCGAGACGTGGCCCACCGCTTTCGGCCGAAACTTGATCTCCGCCTGCCGGCAGAAGTGAAAGACCGGCTCGTGCGCGTTCTTGAACCGGTTGGGCCAGCCGCCGGGGACGCCATTGTCGGGTTTGCGCCACAATAGATCGTCAACGAAGCGCCAGCCCCACCGCCGCTTGTGTGCGATTACCAGGTCCATCACATAGAGGCTGCGTTCGCCATCCTTGGCGTGGGCTTTGATATTGAGGAAATAGGAGCCGTCCGGCGCCAGGTGCGAGGCGATGATCTCGGCCACCGCGCCGTACCACTCGATGTATTCGTCCACCGGGACGGGCTTGAAGCCGCTCGATGCATCGTATTCGCGCTGCGATGCATAAGGCTGCGAGGTGATCACGACGTTTGCGCGCGTCCCGTCGAAGAGTCGATCGACCTGCTTTGGATCGCGGCAGTCGCCGCATAGCAACCGGTGGCGCGGAGGCACGATCGCCTCGAGCGAGCGGTGACACTTCCTGCAGGTACAGTCAAACATCATTCTCCGTGCCGCAGTGCGGACAGATGACTCGCGAGCCAAGGAGCCACAGATCGCCAGGCCGCGTGACCGGGTTCTCCTTCGGTTCCGGAACCGCATCGTCTGCCGTTGCGCCCTCGCTGGCGCTGTCGCTTTGAAGTCCCCGCAGCAGATCGTCGAGAGACTCGATGTCGAACCCCGTGCCGAGGAGCGTTCCGGCCTCCGCCTGAACTTCCTGCAGGAGCTGGGCCAGCGCGGCGTCGTCATAGCCGGCCAGATCGTTCGTGCGATTGTCGACGAGCAAGATCCGGAGGGCCTCTGCATCGTCGCAATCGACATAAATGACCGGGACGACCGGCAGTCCGCACTCCCGGGCGGCGAGCCAGCGGTGGTTGCCCGCCAGAATGTTCCCCGTGGAACGTTGCACTACGCAAGCGCCGAAGAATTGATTGGACTTAATCGATGCAATGATCGCGTTCACGTCGCCCTGCCGCGGGTTCCGTGGGTGTGGCTGGATCGCCGCGATGGACACCAGCTCATACTGCTGGTCGCGGATCCCTACAGACTTGTTCGGTTTGGTTTTCGCCATGCTGTTCAGCTCATGCCGCGAGGAAGATCCGGCTTTGGCTTGCAATCAACGTCGGATCTGAGTGATCGATGTGGGGTACGAGTTCGCTCGAAAGGTTCAAAACTCTATGAAACTCAGTTCCAAACGCACGCCGTCGGCGCCGTTCGCCGGCCCCGCAGACGCACAGACGGCCACAGACGCGCCGCCGACCGCCAAGTCTAAGGGCAACGCCAGGAAGGGCAGCCAGACGCCGCCCAAGCCCACGGGCGCCAGCAGGAAGGCCACCAAGAAGGAAGCAGAGCCTGCCAAAGCAGCCAAAACGCTCGTTAAACGCGAGAAAAAGGAGCCGGCCGCTCCGCGCGAGGGCAACAAGACTGCGATGATTCTGGCGCTTCTGCGCCGCCAGGAGGGCGCCAAACTCACGGAAATCATGCAGCAGGCCGGCTGGCAGAAGCACTCCGTGCGCGGCTTCATCTCGAGCCAGGGTAAGAAGGGCGTCGTGATCCGGTCCTTTAAGAACGAAACTGGCGAACGGTGCTACCAGATCGCAGAGTAATCGCGCGATCGCGCCCGCCACGAAGCCCGGCCACGCGCCGGGCTTTTTCTTTTCGGTTTGCATCCGAATCGACTGGATCGGGGGCGGCGGAGGAGTGATGAATGAGTCGTGCAAGGAGCACCAAACAAAATGTACGCCGGAGACGAACTCTACGATGACGAGATCACGAGCGGGAATGTTGATGACTTCGCGGATCCTGGTGGAGGAAGCGCGCTCCGCGCAGCCACCAAAGCGAACCCGCGGAACCGGTCCTGCCCAAATTGCCGAAAACGGAACAGGCTCACGCCACGCGATGTGCAGCTGGGCTACCAGTGCGATGAGTGCGCGGAGCGCGCTGAACGGGGCTGCGACTGACCAATGGTGATACAAGGACTCACCCGGATGACCACACCAAATCAACAGACCATGCAAACGGCCGCCGGCGGATACATCGTGCTTTCCGCCCGAGGTTTCAAAACGATCAAAGTGCCCGTTCGAACGGCGGAAGAGGCCAGCACCATCTGGTGGCTCTTCGTCAAGAAGAACGAGCTCGCCGGAAGCGATCTGAAACGGGATTCTGGAGAGATCCGATCGAACCAGGGTGAACTGGTAGCGCGCGTTTCCTATAACGGTCGCGTCTGGACGCCGGATATGAGACGCCTGCTCGAGGATCTGCCGGCGGGTTACGGGCTGCTCGTCTGACGATGAGCGTCCAAGCGCGCGAGCAGCCGCCTCGTAAGGGGCGGCTGCTCTTGTGGTTACGCGCTCGTCGGGCTGCGCCGCCGGACCTCCGATCATCAGGCTTGTAAAACCCACTTGTAAAACCCACTTTTCGGCCAGCGACTAGCGAAATCCGGAGGCACTGCCACCTCCCGCGATTGAAACCGCTCCAAGTACCTAAGCTTTTTGCGGGCCGCCGCACCCACCCACGGCCGCCGCAGCCGGCCGTCCCCGCGCCCCGTGGCAGCACCCTCGCGCCGCCCGCCGCTGCTGGCCTCGTTACCTACCCCGCCGGCGTCGACGTCGCCCCGTCCGTCGTGGCGCGACAGCCGGGCCGCGCCCGATCCCGTCTATTACAATAGAAATCGCTCCAGCATCTAGCCCGCCTTCTTTTCGTCGGCGACGATCTGCAGGCCTTCCTTCTGTTTCGCCTCTGCGATCGCCTGCAGCGTGTCTGGCGGCGTGTAGTGGACGCCCGCGTCCCTAGCGGCAATACCTATTCCCGCTAGACCGCCGACCATGATGTATTTCGCCAGCGACAGGATCCAAGGCCACACGGCAAACAGGTCCGGATTGATGACGACGAATGCCGCCAGTGCAGCGACCAGGCCGCAGACGGTAGATCTCCACGAAGTTGGTTGCATATCACTTACGGAACGCGATCACCACGGCCGCGATCAAAGAGCCCATCGAAACCAGCGCCGCCACAATCGCGAACATGAATGCGCTCGAATCGTGCTTGCCTTCTCCCACACCTTCGCCGCGCCCAAGCCGATCCTTTATATCGCTGATCTTGTCGTTCAAACCAGACGTGATCTTATCGATGAGAACGTTCATCTGATCGATCTGTTTCGTCGTCCCCGCGTCCGATTTACCGATCGTCTGTGCAAAATTTGTGTTCTGCTTTTCGACGGCTTCCTTCGCCGCCTGGAGAGCCGCATCCACAGCGACTTTGGCATCCTTTGACGATTGTTCTACTCGAACGTCCCGTTCCTTGAACTGAATCTGAATGGACTCAAATTTGACATCCTGGACCGCCTGGAGTGCGGCGATTTTCTCGTCTACCCGAGCGGGCATTTTATCCCGGGCCTCGTGAACCAGTGTGACTGCCTTGTCCATCTGGTCGAGACGCAGATTGAGGAGGTCCTTGAGTTGAGAAATCTCCCTCCGCAACTGCGCGGTCGTTAACAAGGTCGGGTCTGGCCGAGGCGTCAGATCGGCCTCCCTTCCCGGGTTAACCGGTTCGTCAGAGTTCATTCGTTGCCGCTACAAGCGGTGGCCTCCGCCCGAATTACTTCGTCCCACGAGCGGCGATGGCTGAAGCACAAATGCCCGCTGACCTCGAGATGCTCGCGCCGGATCCCGAAAGAACCAGGCCGCAGCTCGAGCCGGCTGATGTCGATTCTGCCGCAGGCGCTGCCGTCAGCGGCGCCGCCGAGCAAAATCTCTCCAATGACCTTCGCAGACTTCTGCCGGACGGTCGCCAGGCCCGCGTCGAGCAGATGCGCGGCGGCGGCCGGCGCCGCATAGAACACGTCCTCTGCGCCGCGGTACACGGCGACGCGGCGTTTGAAGCGCCTCGGTTTAGGCATAGCAATGTTATGGAGTGGAGACCGGGATCTGGTTGAGACGAGCGCCGCCAGTTCGGCACAAGCGACCCGTATCGCTCAGCCCCGCGCGGGGAGGCCTGCTGCAATGAACATATCATTAAACAATTGTTCAAGCAAACCAGCGTCAACCTTCGCCGGCCTTCCACCAACTGAAGTGCTCTACTAAGATTCGGCCGCGGCGACTCCAGAAATCTGCGCGGGTTCCAATGCGCACCTTTTCTCGAGCTGTTTCCTAAACGCGTCTAGGTCGATTGGTCTGATGCGTCGGGCCAGTTGGATGGGCGAACGACCGTTCGGATGCTCGACCCGCCGAAACGACAAGACGCCGGCGTCCATTGCACTGATAACTGCTGACCTCTCGATACCCAGGAGCACCGCCGCTTGGCCGGGAGAGAGGCACCAGACTTCTCTTTTAAGCTTCGCAAGACCTTGGGCGTAATTGAGTCGCCGCGTCCTCTCCTGATCCTCCCCTTCAGCGCGCAGGCCTTCCCTCGCTTTTTTCCGGTCCTCTTCTTCAACAGCGTCCGGGACGCGCTTTTGCCAGCGTGCAAATTCGTAAATGTTGTACCTTCCCAATTCTGGAAACTCTCCCCAATACACGACGACGACTCCAATGGATTCCAGTTCTTGAATGCCAAGGAGAGCCTCATTTTCAGACAACTCGCACTCGTTCGCCATTGCTCCGAGCGGGCGCCCTTCGACCAATTCGCCCCAGAACTCGACGCCGTTTTCAATCTTTAAAATCCGCTCTTGCTTGTGCCAGTCGAGCGCAATGTAGCACCGAGTCGCGTGATTGGTGATGCCTAACTTGAGAAGGTTCAACAGTGGATCATCCATGTCTTTCTCCGATTGCGCTGCTTTGGGCTGCAGCATCGCCAACTGCTCCGCACCCGCGCTCCAAGAGCTGCCAGACGGACCCGATCGCCGGCATTATCTGTTCCACCAATACTCGCGCCGGGCCTTGCTATTTCGCGCAGGCTTCGCGGGCCCGCGCTTATCCTTCCGCTTGCGAGGCAGCGGCCGGCAGGTGCAGGGGCAACTTTCTATGCAGACCACGCCCTCGTTCTCCGGGCGCCAGTCCAGCGGCGACGTCGGTAAGTGCTTCGACAGCTCCACATATTGGGCCTCGCTGAGCACCACCGCCCGCAACTTCAGCAGCTTGCCGTCAGGCTGCCGGCGGATCGGCCGCAGCGTGTAAATCATGCGGTGCCCGTGACCATCGCAGAGAATGCATTTCGGCATTAAACACCCCCAGGCAGCCAGCTCTGTTCCGGACCTTTGCGCGTCCCCTCTGCTTGCGCCAGATGAGCAAACCATTTCCATCCTCGCGCGCCGCCGCCCTGCTTGGCCTTGCATTTCTCGTGGATCCAATCGTCGAAATCCTGGACGGTTGCGAAGTAGGCGCCGACCTCTAGGCAAATAGCCTCATCCGGGTAGCGAGCCGGTCCGTTCTGCAAATTCCCGGCATGAGTCCGAATCTCGACGAGGCATTCGGCGATGTGGTTCCAGTGCTGCTCCCACCACGGCTGCGTTCCGTTCGCTGCTTTTGCAGTCCCGTTTCGCGGCGGCGGCGGCGGCGTAACAACCTTCGGACCCTCTTCGCCGCCGCTGTACGGAGACGGAGACGGAGACGGAGACGGAGACGGAGACGGAGACGGAGGGGGCGTACACTGGGCGTCGCGCTCAGCGTCCGGCGATACGCTGATTCCAGAAGAGTTACGGTATTTTCTAGCGTTTGTTCGCCCTATCTTTCCGTCGCGAAAGAAACCATTTTCGCTATTTTTTTCTATCGTGTTTCGCTTTTCCTTTGGTTCGGTTTGGTCCTCCGTGCCGATGCCGCCGGAGGTTGCTGACCCTTCGCCAGCGTCACGCTCGGCGTCACGCTGCGCCTGCGCTGATCGCTCCGCTTGGCGCTTCGCTGCGCGTTTCCGATTGGTCTCTTCGGCGCCGCGCCTCCGGTCCTCTTTAGACTGCAAAACGCTCGGACGCTTTTCATCCACTTTTTTGTTGTGAAGCCGTCCGTCCACCGCGAAGAAGCACTTCGATACCACAGGCCACGCCCTCTTAAATTCTTTCGAATCGCACATGGCCAAACGGCACAGCGTGTTCTCATCTGCAGGCAGGCTGCCTTGATCCCAGCAGATATCCAAGAGGTCGCGATACACGCCACGCTGCTCTGCGCTCATCGCGAGCACGGCGGTGTCCTGGCGCCAGTTGGATATGTACCACGGGTAACTCTGCATCATGCCGCTCCGCCTCCTGCAGCTTTGAACACCGTCTTCATGCGTGCGTCCAGCTCGCGCACGAGCGCCGCCTTGGTCGGCCGGTGCGCGCACAGGCGCCAGCTGAGCAGCTCGTATATCACAACCGAGCAGCTCGAGCAGAGGTCGCCGCGCGCGTCCGTCGGATCCCAGAAGCAAGGCGGGTTACATGGCTCGCGGTCTGTGCAGCGGCAGACCCTGCACCGCAGAAGCCCGTCCCGATCGTGCAGGTACTTCGGCCTCGCCGCTGGCTCGTTCCCCTTCTTCTGCCGGCGCCCACGTTTATTTGCTTGCGTAAAATGCCGCCTTTACTTGAGGTGCACTCGGCGGCGCATGGCCCGCGCATTGACCGTGCAGATAACGGAAGTTGTCATATAGCTCCGGTCGATCGGCGACGACGTTATCGATCCGCTTCGCGATCGCGGCGAGCACGTCGTCCCAACCAGGCCGCTCAACTGCCAGGTGAGCCAAGGCAAGCAGCGTGACCTGGCGTTCCTCCTCATTCAGCTCGAGCGTCATCTCGCACCGTCCTTTCTTTGCTCGCCCAGAGGTTCTTGAAGTCGGGTTTTCGCGACTTCAAAATCAACTTTTGAACTGTGGCCCTTTTGCCACGCTTCAGTCGGCGCGCGATAGTCGGCCGTGGCGAGGTCGTGCTGGACCGTGGCTGCGTCGATATCAAGGCCGCCCGCCAGCGCCACAGCGGCCGCCCCGGGCGCAGACAGCGCCGCTTCCAGCTCGGCCTCGACGCGCGCCTGGACCAGCTCGGCGACCACTTCCGCCGCGGGATCGCCACTGGCCACGCCCAGGCCCTCGCAGATATCTGCAGCGGTTCGCTTCACATTCGCACTGATCAAAGTGCTCATCTGCTCAACCAGTCTTCCTCTCCGACAGCAGTGCTGAGTTGCGGTGTCCTCCGTTGGCCCGCGAAATCTTCAGGAGATCCGGGCGATCGTCTCTCTCGTCCGGAAGATTAAAAAACGCAGTGTTGCCGGGAGCACTACCGCATACGGCCTTTACGAGATCGACCTCGACCTTGGCAGAGTTAATAATCGTCTGTGCAACTCCGCTGATCACCCGGGCCCGTTCCAGGTCCATGGGGTTGTCAGGATCCTTCAGCGCTTCGAGCGTCTCAAACAGGTGGTCTCGGAGATCGGTTATTTTGTTCTTTGCCATCCCGCTTCCTTATCTGGCGCTTCAGTGCGCCGCTCAGCTGGATCACTTCCGCCAACTCGCGCGGCAACCGGTTCCACATGCTATTCCGGCGAGCGTTGTCAGCCATGGAGAGCAGCTCCAGGTTCTCGATCACACAGCGCGAACGATCGCCGTCCTTGAACAGCACCACGTGCTTCGGAGGTATCGGGCCATTGTGTTGCTCCCAAACATAACGACCGTACAGCGGCCATACCTTCGTGTTTCCGAAACCCGTAGGCTCTTTCCCATACATCGCCTCCCGGACCTTGATCCGGAGGTAGCCTTGGGGGTCTGGAAGTATCGTGCCGATGTGCCTCCAGTTCCTCGCCGCGACGCCAGATCGACCTCCTTTTTTGAACTGCGTTTCCTGCATCCGGCCGGCATGCCAGCCCGGACGCCTCAAACCCTTGTTCGCCGGCACATGGCCCTTCGGAAACTGCGTCCGTTCAGAACCCCGCATGGCCTGGCCTTTTCGGAGGCGGCCGGATTCTTCGCTATCGAGAAACTCCAGCGACTTCGACAGCCCGAGCTTAAAAGCCATCCCGTATACGGCCGTGCGCCCACGCCCCAGTGCCTTGGCGAGCTCCAGAGTCGGGCGCACCGCGTAATGTTCTTTCAATCGCGCACGCTCATCATCGGTCCAGAATCTACGAGGCACCTAATTAGCCTCCAGCGGTCGTTCATTCTCTCCGCACACATCCAGCAGCGGCGCGCTCTCCTGGCGCTGCACCCCCTTGGGCGCCCCACAGTCGTTGTGCATCACGCGTCCGCCTTCGAAGTGGTATCTGTGGTGCTGTCCGATCGGGCCGCCACAGGCGAAACAGATCCGCCGCGGCCCGGTCGTGATCGGGCGGCCGCACGTCGGGCACACCTTTGGGGCCGACTCACTCATTTGCTCCACCGCCAGTGATAGACGTGGCCGACGAACGGCAGGCGCTCGTCCCAGAACGGCATCATCAGGAGCTCGAAGCAGCCGGTATGTTTCGGCAGCGGAGGATCGGTGATGGCCCAGACCGTCGCGTCCAGGCGAAAACCGTCCCGCCAGGCGAGCAGGTCCTTCTCGTCGCTGTCCAACTCAACCTCGTCGACGAAGACGCGATGGTCCTCGGTTATGCGAATCGGCTCGACTTTTATACATGGGAACCGCCCCAGCAGGACCGCTCCCTTCTGCCGGAGGCCAGTGTAAAGGTGCATCGTGTTGCCGGGCTTGTCGCGCAGGCAGCGTACCGCCCGGATGGTGTGGGTCTTGCTCCCCTCAACGATGTAGGGCACGAAACGCTTGTTGAATCCGTAGAGGCCCATGTCAGCCCCTTGCCGCCGCACGCAATTCGATGATGCTCATCCGGCAGGACTCCGCCGAATTGCTGAAACCGCCTTCCTCGAGCAGTTCTGCGTCGTTCTCCATTCCATCCGCGGTGCGCACGAGCAACTTCCGCAGCCGCTCCACCCCTGCGACCGCTTCCTCAGCAAGCGCCCGGTTCTTCTCGACCGAACGGAATAGGGCCGCCTCGTGCTCCTTGCGGGCGGCGATCTCTGCTTCGTGCTCGCACGGTCCCGAGGCTGCGAGGGCGGCACGCAACGGCTGCAACTTGAGCCTCTGTATGGACATGAGCGGGTCGTCACCGCCCATCCGGTCCAGCCCGCTTTCCAGTTTCTCGACGTATGTCTTTACTGCCTCCCGCATCCGGCACTCCCCGCCGCCTTTCGCCGCTGCCCGCAGGCGAGCGGCAAGCCCAGTCTCTATGCCATGCAGGCCATCAATCTCTTCGAGGTGTCTCGCCAGATCGTCGAGGAACGGAGCAGCCTCCCCGCACAGCGCCTTCAGCCGCTCCACTTCTTCGGCATGCTCGCACGGCCCCGAGGCGGCGAGGGCGGAACGCTCACGCAATTCCGTACGCCACCAGTACGCGCCCTGCCCTTCTTCGCGACCATGGAACCCGCCCAACTCTCCCAGCGCCCATCGGATAGCGGTTTGCATCCGGCACTCCCGCGCCTTTGCCATGCGCAGGTCGATCTTCGCGTTGGCGAGAGCGTCCTCCAACCCTGCAATTACCCCCGGGTTATCTTTCGTCATCGGGAAACCTCCGGCATCTCATTCCATTCGCGGCCGTCCAGCACTCGGCCAGCGGCGTGCTTGCCGAGATGAAGAAGATCGTTTCCGCAGCGTGGATCGAATTCGAAGCGATATTTTCCGCCCGTCTTATTGATTGCCCCCTCGATCATTTCGAGACGTGCCGGCGCGTACTCGCCCCACTGCTTGAAGAAAAACTTCACCGCCGCCGCTACGCATTGGCCGCGGATGGACCGTACCCAGTCGGGGTGCATGGGCCGCGCGCCAGGTCCGGACTCGCCGCCGACAATCACCCAGTCGAGTTTGCGTGGAACGAGGGCGCCTGGGTCCACGCCTGCATTACTCAGCGCATCCAGGTACCGGCCAATTCCGCTCGCACTCGGCAGATTTTGCAGGTCCACCGGCCCTAGCAACGGCTCCACGCTCACGAAACGCACGGCCGCCGGCGTCTGGAGGAGCAACGGAATCCTCGCATCGGCGGCTTCCTGATTTTCCACAGAGACGCCGAGCCAAATGAATTCCGGCATTGTCCAGTGCATCCCGAAGATTCGATTCATCACAATGGGGACACGCGCCGCCATCACATCGCCGCGTTTCGTGAGGATCTGATACGTGTGTTGTGGGGCGCTGAACATCACCCGGAAGATTCGCTCCAGGTCCGTAAGCGTCACGTCCTTGTGGAATAAATCGCTCATCGAATTGACGAAGATTCTGCGCGGTTTTCGCCAGTGCAGCGGCACTTCAAGTTTCGACTTCACCAACTCAACTTTGCCCGTCCAGCGCGGGCCGGCCGAGGTCAACTGCACAAATCCGGCGTATATTCCCGCTGGAGATTTTGGCGCGGCGCCCGAGGCTTTGGGCCTTGCAAATCGCGCGGCGAACTTCTCCGCATAGCAGTTTCGGCAGCCCTCGCTCACACGCGAACAGCCGCGCTTTGGGTTCCAAGTGGCGTCAGTCAATTCTATGAATGATTTGC